GGTTTGCGGCATTAGCGTTAGTTCTCAGCTCAAACACGGAATACCGCTGTGTCCGATGGACATGGTCTGGGGACGTGTACAACCGCAAGGTAATCTGCCTTGAATGGAAAAAAGTTGAGAAAAAATGATTGACCAACAAACCGTAAAAAACTTGTTTTACTACGACGCGGAAAGCGGTCGACTGCTATGGCGCAAAGGTAATGGTAGAAATGTAAAACCATGGCAAGAAGCCAAAGCGCCTAACGGCCGTGGGTACTACACTGCAAAAATTAAAGGCAAGTCCTACTTGGCGCACAGGCTCGCGTGGCTTTACGTTCATGGTTCACTCCCAAACGGAGATTTAGACCACAAAAACAGAATTCGTAATGACAATCGTCTTTGCAATTTGAGGCAAGTTAGCCGTACTGATAACTGTCAAAACATTTCTACACCGAGCCATAACAAGAGCGGCCACATTGGTGTGTCATGGATAAAAAGCCACCAGTCATGGACGGTTTATGTCAAAGTAGATAAGAAGAACAAATGGCTTGGCTACTTTAAAGTCTTGGATGAAGCTGTTGCAGCAAGAAAAGCTGGCGAAGCTAAGTACTACAACTTGCCGGAGGTCGCATAATGTTAGACCCAGTGAGCGCTTTAGCAGGCATCCAATCCGCAATTAGTATGGTCAAGAAGGCTGCGAAAGTAGCCAATGACCTAGGTTCGCTCGCGCCGATGATCGGCAAAATGTTCGATGCTAAAAGCACTGCCACCAAAGCAATGCTGCAGGCCAAGCGCGATAAAAAAGGCTCCAACATGGGCACCGCCCTGCAAATCGAAATGGCGCTTGAGCAAGCTCGCGCCTTCGAGGAGGAGCTGAAAATGCTCTTCATGCAGACCGGCAAGATTGATGTCTGGAACAAGATCAAAGAGCGTCAAGCTGAGATGGACAGGGACGATGCCAAGGAAATGGCAGCGCTCAAAGCCGCTGAGAAAAAACAAAAAGAAAAAGACGCTGAGATGCAGGAGTGGGCTGTCGGTATCGCAGCCGGTTTCTTTCTGTTGTTTTTATTGTTTGTAGGCATTTACGAGTTGTGGGACTTTTGCCAAACCACAAAAAGGTGTGGGCGGTGAATGAGTACCAGAAACAATTTGACCTGTTCTGTAAAGTCTTCTGCTACGGCTGCGTCGCATGGTGGTTCCTTGGTTTTTTGAAGTTCCTACCAGATGACTTGGCTAACAAAATCGTGGCACTTTTATTGGGGAAGATTGGGCTATGAAGGTAACGCTTTATCACATCAACGCCAAGATGTTGCAAGAAACATACAGGGTCATGCACCAGAAGAACATGCAGGAACTGCAACGCCTGAACCACCAGAAAGAACAGGAATTGAAGCTGCAGCAAGTCAGAAACCAATGGGCTAGACCCAACTCTGTGGATGTAATGGTATGAAGTATATTTTTCTTTTTGCGGCGATGATGCTGGCTGGTTGTGAAGACCGGTACCGTTACTATTGTCAGAACCCTGACAACTTCCATGCTCAGCAATGCCAAAAGCCCAAGTGCCTGTTCACCCAGACATGCCCTGAATACCTCGTAGCCCCTATTTTGGAGAAGAAAGTCAATGAACAGCAACCTGAAACCAAGACTAACAATTGAAGAAGTAGAGACCTATGTGTGGGGCTTTGTGGTCGTCGTGGTCACATTGATCCTCTGCTTCATTGTCGTTGCCCTGCTTTACTCAGTAACGTTTGTTACGCAACCAATCAAGTCCATGGCACCCATTGACATGGCGTACACGAAGATGCTCAACGACATTGTGTTGTTGATAGTAGGTGGTATTGGTGGCGTCATTGGTAAGAAGGGCGTCGGCTCTGCAGTCAACGCAATTCACAACGCTGTAACTCCTCCTTCAACGCCAGCGCCTGCCGCGCCAGCTCCAGCGCCCACACCTGCGCCAGCTCCTGCGACTTCTACGTGGAGTCCTACAGCCTCTGCTCCTAACTGGCTGAACTTCAAGAACCCTGACCTTGATGAGTCTTGGACACCCGGGCCTCCACCTACAACGCCTCCAGAGCATATGGAGCCCGATGATGACCGTGCAGAGATTGCAGCCGCTCGTAAGGAGACCTGATTATGTTTGGCATCCCACTCCCTTGGATTTTGGTTGGCTTGTGCATCACACTGTTTGGTACTTACCGAGGTGGGTATCATTTCGGCTGGTCTGACCGTGACAAGGAAATGCAGATTGAGATCGCTCGCAAGAACGAGGAGTCTCGGGCTAAAGAGCAACAGCTGAACGAACAAATCAACACCACTGCAACCAAACTTCAGGAGACCACAAATGTTGTCAATCAAAAGCAAACTGATCTCAATCGTCTCATTGCTGCTGGCCGGGTGCGCCTCCCCACCCCCAGTTGTGTACAAACCCCCGCAGCTCCCACCGTTGCCACCACAAATAGCCCAGAAACAAGAAGTGAACCTAACCGACAGGCTGACCAAGCTTCTGATGCCGAGCGAGCAACCCTCGCAGCCATCGCAGAAATCGTTGCCCAAGGCGACCGGAACACAGCCCAACTGAACGCGTGCATTGACGCTTATAACGAAGCAAGGAACATAATCAATGGTAAGTCCTGACCAACTCAAACAGATGCATATTGACCCCTCGTTGGCAGACGCGTTCAACGAGACCTTCGAACGGTTCGGTATTCTCACCCCCTTGCAGCAAGCTAGCTGGATTGGCCAGTGTGGCCACGAGTGCGGCAACTTCAAGATCATGGAAGAGAACCTGAACTACAGGGCTGCCACCTTGCTCAAGCTGTTTCCTAAGACGCCTAAGCGTGCATGGGGCTTTACACCAGAGGAAGCTGCAGCCTACGAGAAGCAGCCTAAAAAAATTGCCAACAGGATTTACGGCAATCGTATGGGAAACCGTGATGAAGCCTCTGGGGATGGCTGGCGTTTCCGCGGCTCCGGATTTCTTCAGCTGACTGGCCATAGCAACTTCTACCACGCAGGCAAAGCCCTCGGTGAAGACTTCGTGATGAACCCTGAACTGGTACGCACACCCAAGTACGCCGCTCAAACAGCGGGCTGGTTCTGGCAGACACACAAGCTCAACCAGATTGCTGATGGTCGTGATTTCGTGACCATGACAAAGCGCATCAACGGGGGCACAATTGGCCTTGACGATCGCATCAAACACATCAATCAGGCCCTAGCTGTTTTGGGTGGTTAACACTACAATCTAGGCATATAGGAGTTAGCCATGGCCGTTATTCGCTATGCGGGTTTTTCCGGTGAGAACCGGGCTATCAACCCCGTTCTGTTGCCTGAGACTGTAGGTGTCGCATCCCGCAACCAAAAACCCGGGCGTGGCGATCTGCGCCCTTGGAAATCCCCTCTGACCGTTGCATCGTCTACGGCTGGTCGGCAGACGATTTACCGCATGGGTCGCGACATCGACAATGATGCTCAGTACTGGCTTAGCTGGACAACTGCTGTAAATGTGGTTCGTGGCTTTGACGCCAACGATACAACCGAGCAGACTTTTTACACCGGCGACGGTATTCCAAAGTTTACTAACAACATCCTTGGTCTGGCCACTGCGCCATACCCTACAGCTTCCCGCCCTATGGGCATTCCTGCACCAGCGGGCGCTCCAACAGTCTCCGGTACAAACTCTGGTGCAACTTCGCCAGTTATCGAGTATTACTACTACGTCTATACCTATGTAAGCACAGCAGGCTGGGAATCCGCTCCGTCACCTGTGAGCGCCCTAGTCACCCGGGACAACCTAGGCTCAACGTCCATCTCTGGATTTAGCTCCGTACCCTCTGGCAACTACGACATCAATCGCATTCGCATCTACCGCACGCAGGGCAGTTCAACTGGCACGGACTTTTACTTCCTCGGTGAAATCTCAATCAGTACCACTACTGCTACAGATAGCAACCAGACGCTGGGCGAGATTCTGACAACGAACTTCTGGTTCCCCGCTCCCGGTATTCCAACGGGCGGCTTGACGAGCATCACTGAGCCAACGCTGTCTAATCTGACGGCTATGTGGAACGGAATGATGAGTGGTATCTCGGGTAACTCGGTGCGTATATGCGAGCCATATACACCTTACGCATGGCCTCCAACGTACGAGATCATCCCACCTGACAGCAAACCTGTGGGGCTCGGCGTGTTTGGGCAGACTATGTTGGTTCTGACAACCGGACGTCCTTTGCTGTTGCAAGGTTCAACGCCTGATGGGATGGATCAGCGTCCCTTAGAAATAAATCAAGCCTGCGTAGCTGCACGTTCTGTTGTAAGCATGGGTACTGGTGTGGCTTGGGCTTCCGAAGATGGCCTGTGCTGGTTTGGTCAAGATGGTGCTAGGGTTATTACTAATGGCATCATGCTCCGTGAAGACTGGCAAGCGCTGGTTCCAAGCAGCATCATTGGCAAGATGTATGAGGGTATGTACTTGGGCAGCTACGACGATGGTTCTGGCCGCAAGGGCTTCATCATCGATCCAAGTGGCGGCGGTATTTATTTCCTTGACGTTGGCTATTCAGCCATGTACTTTGATAGCCTGAAAGATCAGCTCTATGTGCTGAACGGCTCAAACATCGGCAAGTGGGACGCAGGCACTGCACTGACATATCGCTCACGCAGCAAGCCCTTCCGTCAAGGCTCGCCTATCAACTTTGCTGCCGCAGTGGTTGTGGCCAATGCATACCCTGTTACATTCCGACTGTACGCTGATGGCGTGCTGAAGCACACGCAGACCGTTGCAGACCGCAATCCCTTTAGATTGCCTAGTGGCTTCCGTGCATTCGAATATCAGATTGAGTTAGAGGGTACAAACCCTGTACAGGACGCAGCCATCGCTACATCTGTTGAGGAACTCAAACAGCTATGAGAAACGACATCCCAAGTGACAGCGCCAGTAACTTTGGCGCTCGTGTCCGTGAAACCCTGATGACCTATTTGGGCAAGCAGGGCGACCCGCTTGACCGTGGTATTACCATCCGCGACTTGGTTGAATCTGGTTTTGCCACCCTTGGCAATTTGCGTTTTGGCGGTGGTTCTGCGCCACTGTTAGCTGGCCCATCGATTACGGATGCTTACGTCCCTGATTTAACGCCACCTCCCACACCAACTGGGTTTACTGCTTCTGGTGCGATTTCGAACATCATCATTGAGTGTGACGATCCCACGTACCCGCAAGGGCATGGCCACCGGCAGTCGCGCATTTATGGTGCTACTCGTGCAGGCAGTGCACCTCAGCCAGTCTTTGCTGATGCGGTTGAGATCACCCAGTTTGCAGGCGCGGTTACGTCGTACTCTACAAACCCAGCTACCGAGTGGCATCTATGGATCAAGTGGGAATCAATCGATGGCGTTCTAAGTGTTAACCCTGCTGGCGGCCTTAATGGACTGGTTGTAACCACAGGTCAGGACGTATCTAAACTTCTTGAGGCGCTAACTGGCGAGCTAACAGCCGCGCAGCTTTACGTTGATTTGGGTGCCCGTATTGATTTGATTGACGCTGCAGCCAGCGTTCCCGGGTCTGTTAACGCTCGCGTGTCTGCCGTGCAAGCGCAGGTCAATGACATTCAGAATACGCCTGCGTACTCCGGTTCTACAACCTACGCCACCAATGATCTAGTAACGTATAACGGTTCGATCTACCAAGCCAAATCTACGACTACTGGCAATTTACCTACCAATACTACCTATTGGACAAAGGTCGGTGACTACACATCTCTTGGGCAAGTTGTTGCCGCTCATACAACACAGATTGCCAATGTAGTCAGTGATTTAAGTGCTGAGTCAACACTACGCCAAACCCTGAGTGCGCAGGTTAATGATGCCAGCACAGGTCTTCCAGCAACACGCTCAACTCTGCTGACGAACTACTACACCAAGGCGGCAACTGACTCGGCAATTAGTTCGGCTACCAGCACACTGGTTTCAACAACAGCGCTAAATACCGCCCTTGGTAACTACACCAACACCGCTGGCCTCGTTGCGGATTACTACACCAAGGCAGCGACAGATTCAGCGATTAGTTCCGCTACACAGTTTTTGGTATCGACCACGGCTTTAAATTCAGCTTTAAGTGCGTATACCAATACGTCGACCCTGACCGCAAACTACTACACCAAGACCGCTACTGATTCGGCGATCAGCCAAGCGACAACTAGCCTTGTATCCACGACTGCCCTAAACAGCGCTCTTAGTGCCTACACCAACACGGCGACTCTGTCCGCTAACTACTACACCAAGACTGCAACTGATTCTGCGATTAGCTCGGCAACCCAGAACTTGGTCTCGACAACAGCGCTAAACAATGCGTTGGGTTCTTACACGACAACTGCGTCGCTGACAACGAACTACTACACAAAGACCGCAACAGACTCAGCGATTAGCTCGGCCACGTCTACACTGGTTTCTACCAGCACGTTGAATAACTACACCACAACAGCTGCGCTTCAGGCTAACTACTTTACAAAAGCCAGTGGCCAGAATCTAGAAGGTAAGTACACAGTCAAGGTTGACCTTAATGGCTACGTTTCCGGCTTTGGTTTAGCCTCTACCGCCAACGATGCTACGGCTACCAGTACGTTCTCTGTGCGCGCAGACTCGTTCTACATTGCAAGCCCTAGCGGCCCGGGCATTACGCCTTCGATGCCTTTCATTGTGCGGACTTCCGCCACAACGATTAATGGTGTTGCAGTCCCTGCCGGTGTGTACATGACCGATGCCTTCATTCAGAACGGCACTATTACAAACGCCAAGATTGCTGACCTCGCAGTCGACAACGCCAAGATTGCTTTCCTGTCTGCTGACAAAATTAGAGCTGGTTCAATCAGCGTTGGCCAGTACATCCAGTCAGCTAATTACGTCTCTGGCTCTGCAGGCTGGAAGATTGATGGTAGTGGCTCGGCTGAGTTTGGTGCCGCATCTATTCGCGGCCAGTTGTCTGCGTCTCAGATTAACTCCAACGGTCTGTCCATCCGTGCGGCTGACGGTACAGTAATTTTGTCTGCGGGTTCTTCCGTAGGTGCGAGTTCTTTTACTGGTAATGTCACGGGCTCGATCGACGGCACTGCTGCTTCGACTGTTGTCTCTACGGCAAATAATGCCGCATCTACCGCTAATACGGCAAACTCAACGGCAAATTCTGCCGCTTCCGCTGCATCTACCGCCCAAAGCACTGCAAATTCTGCAAATACCGCTGCCGCTAACGCTCAGAGTACGGCTAATACAGCCAATAGCACTGCCAACACTGCAAACTCCACAGCCAATTCTGCTGCCGCTGCCGCCGCTGCTGCTCAAGCCGCTGCTGATGCAAAACTCGCACGCTCGGGCGCTCAGATTCTGACTGGCCCTGTGACGCTAAACGCAGCATCTGCAATTACTGTGGGAACTCCTGCGCTCAATGGCGCGTCTGGAGCTAATGGTTTTTACATTGGCAGCACAGGTATTGTTGGTACAAAGAACGGCGTCGCTACTTTTGCTTTGGACAACGCGGGTAACGCTACATTTAGGGGTGATCTGACTGGTGCGTCTGGTACGTTTAGCGGTAATTTAGCGGTTGGTAGTAGCCCTGCGATTTCTGGCACAACGATGTCTGGCTCGGGTGCGATTATTAACAGTGGTGGAACATTTGCTATTGGTAGCTCTACAGCCAACATTACCTTTACTAATGGAGCCCTGCGGCTTAACGGCAACGTGGTGGATATCGAGAACTTGATCCCCGGTGCTGCACTACCAAACTACGTTCGTACGTACAAGGGTAATGTTTCCCCCACGGTTAACGTCGGCACCCTAAGCGCAAACAATGCGTGGGGGCCTCTGGCCATGGACGCCACTGCCCTAAACAATAAGCTTGGCGCAACGGACTACGACGCATACCGAACACTTTTCCCTGCCGGTACGTATTTCTATGAGTTGTCAGTTCCTGTTAAGAACAACACCAGCGATACCAACGACGCTACATACACAGCGCTAGTGGTGAACCCACCCGGAGGGGTTGGAGGCAGTTATCAGATCGTAGATTACGACGGGGAGGGAAATCCTATTTATGGTTTTGTTTCCAACCCTTATACAGTTATCAGTACCGCAGGAGTTAATGTGGTTGGTGATTGGCAAACTGCTACGATCTTTGGTGTCGGTCGCTTCACATTAGCGTCCCCTACGTACATTTCCCCTGCAGTTATGACAACTGAAGCTAATAACATGAACGTGGTTGCCCGCAACGGATTTTGTACTTTAATCTGGCGTGTCTGGAGGGCTAACTAATGGCGAATGAAAACTACAGCGCCTTGGCATCTGACGCCAAGACAAAAAGAAACCGAATTTTGTATGAGACCGACTGGACTCAAATGCCCGACGTGACGCTGGCCAACAAAGCCGCTTGGGCCGCCTACCGCCAAGAGTTGCGTGACATTACTACGCAGGCAGGTTATCCTACAGAAATCACTTGGCCAACTCCACCGCAATAAGACATAATACGCACATGGCAGAACTTGTCTTTGACCAGAAGGAACGTATTGGCGCTTGGGTTGCTGAGCGTGTTGGTCAAGTCGCCGACTGGGGTAGTTTCTACGCACTTGGGGTTATGCAAGGAGACGAGGTTCTAGCCGGAGTAGTCATAAACAACTACAATGGTTCCAACGCTACCTGTCATATAGCCATCGCACGGCAGACGAAGCAGATCATCCCCCTCTTCGAGCATGTGTGCAACTACGCTTTTAACCACTGCCAGTTAAAAAGACTCACTGGCATGGTGCCCACAAATGAACCGCGTATCATAGAATTCGATAAGCATCTAGGGTTTGAGGAAGAGTTCGTAATGAAAGACGGCGCTCCCGGCGCTGATATGCAGATTTTGGTAATGCGGCCTGACAACTGTCGTTGGCTGCGCAAGGAGTCAATATGGGCGGAAAATCGCA